CGGAGAACGAGGAGGCATTGAAGAACAAGATTGCCGAGTTCAAAGACAAACACCCATCAAGGAAAGCCCCCACCCTTAGAGCATTAAAGAAAGTGTTTCGTAGGGGAGCTGGTGCGTTCTCCACTAGCTTTAGGCCAACGATTACTGGGGGGAAGCCCAACTCACGCAACGCTTGGGCGATGGCAAGGGTGAACAAATTTCTGAAGATGGCTGGCGGGGGAGAAGTCAAAGAATCCTATCGTAAGGCTGACGGCGATCTTCTTTGACATAATCTAGGCATTTATGCCTTTGCCCATACCATCCGCAGACGAATCTGAGAAAGACTTTGTGTCCCGCTTTATGGGCGATGAGCAAGCCATCAGCGACTTCCCGGACGAAAGCCAAAGGGCGGCGGTTGCCTATTCGACCTATCGGGATGAAGAGATGGAGGAGTTGGGATTGGGCGGGGTAAGCATCTTGGAGATTGGGGAAGCCAAGGGACACGATCTCTTTGTGGACATGACCAGTTTAGAGAGAGCCATGACGCTCATGGATAAAGCAAAGAATGGAATTAAGGTGAAGATGAACCATGGAAGCGGATTGGATTCAGTAGTAGGCTTCGCCAGAAACCCCCGCATCGAAGGCAATAAGCTGGTTGCCGACCTTCGCCTTCTCCGCAACTCGCCCCATTATGGGCTTATCAAGGAGATGGCCGCAGAAGCCCCCGACCAGTTCGGAGTTTCCCTGGCCTTTGTGAATGAGTCCGAGACGGTGAACGGCAAGGATTACATTCGCCCCCAGAGCATCGCTTCGGCTGATTTAGTTTCCAGCCCAGCCGCCACGAACGGATTGTTTGAAGAGATGGTCAAATTTATGGAAAAACTGGGATATGTGCAGGGAGGAAAGACAATCCCAGCCACAACGAAACAAGCGGTGGAGGAAGCTCCACTTGACAAAAAGGACAAAACAAATATGGAAAACACAGATTACAAGAAAGACATCGAGGATATTAAGGTTCGCTTGGCGGCCATTGAAGATTCGATGAAACCCAAAGAAGAAGTAAAAAAAGAGGAGATGGCATCCGAGAAGCCCTCCGAGACTCCCGCCGATGCTCCCGAAATCTCCGTTGCGGTTGAACCGTCCGAAGATAAAAAAGAAGAGATGAGCGAAGTGGTGAAGAAAGTTCTCACCGAGTTCGGCATCAAGCCCATCCCCGCCTCCCCTTCAATCGAAGTTCCTTCCGAGAAAAAGGATGAACCCAAAACTTTTGAAGCACTCGTGGCCGCCCACAGCGACTACGGAACAAGCAAGCTCAAGGCGATGAAAGCCGTGATGCTGTCCAACCCCAAAGAATACTCCGAGGCTCTGTCTCGTGGTATTACCAAACTCTAAAAAGGAAATAATAACATGAGCACAAACATTGATAATAATTTTCGGACATTCGGCAGTTCTACCGCCATTTCCGCTTACCGCTTCGTTCAGCCTTCCACAACGACCGCTGGGTTTGTTGATGTGGCTGTGACTGGGGCGAGCAAAGCCATTGGTTCAACCATCGATGATATTCCGGCCGGTGGATACGGAACGGTTAAGTTGTTCCATCCCACCTTCTTTGCAACCGTATCGGGCGTTGCGGCAGTTGGTGACACATTAAAATTTGATGCTTCCGGGTTGGTTACCTCGGCTGCCTCTAACATCACGACCGCTGGAATCGCTCTTGAAGCCGCCTCTGCTACTAATGCGGTTATCGAAGTTGCAGTTCCAATGTTCTAAGAATTAACCCAAACAAAGAAAGAATAAGAAAATGAGCTATATCTCTGGTGGAACATCGATTCGGGCAGACATCAACCAAGCGTTGCTGGAAGCCCCCAATGCGGATACAGGCTTGGTAGGTGCGGAAATTTTTCCCCTTCTGCCTGTCGAAGCAAAAAGCGGTTCATATCTCAAGGTGCAGTTGGCACAAGCCGACCTGCTTAACAACGATACCAAGGCTCGTGACGCTGGCGCTGGCTACGCTCGTGCCATCCGTGCTTTCGGGACGGATACCTACGACACGGTTGAGTTTGGCCTGGAAGAGCTAATTGATGACGGTTTCCGCGCGGACGCTGACAGGTTTTTCGATTTGGAAGCATCCTCGGCTCGCTTCCTGCTCCGTCAGTTGAAGCTCGGCCACGAAAAGCGGGTGAACGACATCGTTAATGCCGCAACCACCCCCTTCACAACGGCTGACCAATCGGCCATCTCTGCCTACACCAACGCCAATCTTGGCAATATTGATGTGGCTGGGGATGTAGCCAACGCACGCACCGAACTCAACAAGCTGGGCTATGAGGCCAACACGGTCATCATGTCCGCTCCTGTGTTCGAGCGTATTCGCAGGACAACCAAGCTCCAAAATCAGTTCTTCGGAGTTGTCTCCGATACTGGCGGTCGCTTGCTCTCAGAGGCTGAGATTGCGGCGGCTCTTGGCGTAGCGAAGGTTTTGGTTGGCCGTGCGGCGATCAACTCTGCCAACAAGAACAAGAGCTATTCTGGCGGGTTTGTTTATAGCAACAGCTTCATCACCGTCGCCAATGTGCAGAGCGGTCAGTTCACCGCTGGCGGTATCGGACGCACCTTGGTATGGTCGGCAGATGCCCCCGGAGGCTTCGTCTCCGAGAGCTATCGTGACGAGGCTCGCCGTTCCAATGTTCTGCGGGTTCGCATGAACACGGCTGAAAAGCTGATTGATGCCAATGCGGGAGTTCGCATCACTACGAGCTTCGCCTAAAGATTGTGTGGTTCTAAGAAGGGGGAGCGGGTGAATAACCTGCTCCCCCTTTTTCTTTTAATTGACATCCTCCATCAGTCAGAAATCCTAAACTAAATGAGAATCCCTGTTTCGCTTTATCTAATCGCTGGAAATGAAGAAGCCCACATTAAGCGAGTCATTGAGTCGTTTAAGCCAATCGCAGAGGAAATTATTGTTTGTATGGCTAGGGGGTCAGCTACGCCAGACAAGACAGAGGAGATCGCTCTTTCCCTTGGGGCTAAAGTCATTCATTACAAAAATAAGAAAACTGATTGGAATCACATAGACGACTTTGCTTCAGCACGAAACACAGCCCTAGATGCCTGTAAAAATGAGTGGTCTATTTGGGTGGATGCCGATGATGTTATGGCAGAGGATGGGGAAAAGGTATTAGAGGAAGGATTAGAACAAGCAGAAAAAGTAGGGTCTGAAATTGTTTGTTTTAGATATCTAGTCGAGAACGCTGGCCTAAATCCCATTCGAGAGATGGCCTTACGAAAGGGATGCGGTAGGTGGAGGAACAGAGTTCACGAAGCTCTTGAGCCGAATGATAAAAACAAACTATTGGCAATTGATAAAGTGTTTCGGATTCATCGGCCAATTACAAGCAAGACAGATTCGGCAGACAGGAATCATCGCATCCTAGCCGATGAATTAACATCCACACCCTTCAATCTTTATTATCAACACCAGGAGTTTTTCTTGCGTGGCCAGATTGATAAGGCGATTGAAGTTGGAGAAAGGGCATTGGTTTTTCCAGACCTAGACGAGACTCTCAAATACGAGCTACTATGCAATCTTGGCAGATGCTCGCCAAATGATAAGCGATTCAGATATCTGGGCGAAGCGATAGCAATCAATCCGATTCGCAGGGAGGCTTATTTTTATTTGATGGCAGAGTATTCTGCTAGGGGCGATTGGCCTAAGGCTTGGCATTCTGGAAGGGCTTGCATGGCCATGCCAAGGCCGCACCTTCACTACTGGAATCAAGTTCATGCAATTTACGATTGGCAAGCCTTGGATGGATATCGCATGGCATCCATCTGCTACGGCCAAAAAGAAGAAGTCTCCAAGCTAACAAATATGTATCCCAAGCCCAAGATAAGCATTGTACACGCAACTCGAGGCCGCTCCCAGTTGGCCTTGCAACGGAAGTTACAATGGCTGGCCTTGGCAAAAGAACCTTTGGCTATTGAGTGGTTGTTTATGGTTGATCACGATGAGGCGGTTGATTATACCCCACACGAAGGCAAAAGGGTTAATCCGAGTGGAATCATCAATGCTTGGAACGAGGGGGCAAAGCTCGCAAAAGCCGAGGTTATTCTCCAAATGAGCGACGATTGGAGTCCACCGAGATACTGGGATGCCCTAATTTTGAGCAGAATAGACAACCTAGAGGCCGAAAGGGTGCTGGCAGTATCAGATGGGCTTCGAACTGATAAACTGCTTTGTATGGCCATTCTGACGCAAAAGAGGCTACGGAAGCAGGGGGGGTATATATTTCATCCAAGTTATCAAGATTCGGACGGCATCTATTCCGACAACGAGTTCACGGATAGAGCCTATGCCGATGATTGCGTAATTGAGGCTAGGGACTTGATCTTTAAACATGAGAACCCAATGTTTGGTGGGGGCAACCCAGATGAACAGCTAAAAAACCACAACAAACCAGAAAACTATGAGAAAGGGAAAGCCATCTATGAAAAAAGAAAAACCGCAAATTGGAGTTAGGCCAATGGAGAAGAGCGATGATATGAAGGCACTTGGTATAGTTAAGTTTGGAAAGGCACGCCCAAGCAAAAAAAAGTATGTTCTGGTAGATATTGAGTATGACGATGAAGCTGAGAAAAAGTTGTTTAAGATGGGATTGGAACTACTTCAACTCGACAAAGAGGCCGTGTTGAATTATGTAATTGTGAAGGCGTTAGAATACACCGCAGAATTTGCAAAGGCCAAGTGCAAGAAATAA